GAGCGCGGGGCGCACTTGTTGCGCCCTTTCTTTCTTAATGTTCTTATTGTTATTGTTATTGTTATTATACCCCAATCCATTGACGATAGATGGGCGATCTATTGATGATCTATGGCTCATCTTTGATTCATCCCTGCGCCTATATCCGTCCAATCTATCATTCATCTTTTGCAACTGCTGGGCTACTCCTTCATGGTAAATTGCACCATCTTTTAATTCATAAACCCTTGCAACTTGAAGCTCTTTTAAGGCAACTCCGCAATCATCCCCAACGCTTCTGTTCAACTGCTCTGTTGTTGGTATGTTTCCACCGATCAATAGTTTGCCTCCGGCGTTGGCCTTATACATAAGGCAAAGGAGGTGAATCCAAAGCCCCCTAGCCTCAAGGCTGACCATCCCCAGCTTCTCGTTTGAGAGCCAGCGGTTAGTCTCGAAGGGAAACCAGAAAGAATCTCGCTTCACTTTTTACCGTTCTCCAAATCACGCTTTTGGTATTTCTTTGCTCGCTCAAGAAGTTCCTTTGCCATGACTTCCGCCAGGTCGGCATGGTGCAAAACATCCTTATAAGATTTATGCTGGGCGTGGCTCCATTCCTTCTGCATTTCTTTGAGCCGTGCCGTTGTGTATTTAAGAAGTTGTTTAAGGTAAGTAAGTCTTTTTACGCTCATAGAAAAATCTCCTAGTCTTGTCCCACCCGAAGGCTACGGACAGAATTATGCCGACCAATCCTGCAAATATAAAGCCCACGATCAGCCCCAGCCCGACCATTTGCTTTCCAATATTTGAAAATATTTCTGGCATAAATCTCCCTATGCGATAGGAGCTTTGGGCCACGGCGACCAAACACGAACCGCTTTAGCTCTTGTCCAATTAGACAAATAAAACTCTCCGTAATGGTAGCGAGCCGCCAAAACAGCCGCTCCAACGACAACAAGGCATTGATCGTTTTCCTCTGGTCTATCATTTGAATCCCTCCATTCAATAAGCCCGAATTTTGTTTTTGGGATTTGAACATCATAGGCGGACATAAGGGCTTCTCCTTATGGCCGTTACGGCATCGTTGTATAGGTCTTTCTGCACTTGATCCTCAGTTCCGTCTCGCAGTTGCTCCAAGAGCAGGGCGCACCGCTCCCTTTCAAGAGCGGCCACTTGTGCGCCGTATTCCTTTAGCAAGGTTGCGGTTTGGTTCATGTAGGACATTGATATGCTGGATGCCTCAGAAGGGGATTTCATCTTTTTTATCCTCCTCAATGACGGCCTTGATGACTGCCCTTAATTGCAAATCCTTTTTATAGGGTTGCCCATCCGGGGCGTTCTTTAGGGGTTGTTCGTTTAGCCACATCAGCCAAGAAAACCCCTCGGATGATCTGGCGATCTGGCGAACGGTCTGGCCTTTGTATTTGCCGAAGCCAACAACCATGTCCTTTACCTCGGAGTCCTTGGTTTTCTTTTCTTCTACCAACTGCGCGGTAATCTCCTTGACCTCTGCCGCCGTAGGCTCTTCGTATTTGTCGGTGTTGAGTTGCTTATCATCAAAGCCCCCGAAAGGAACTTCCTCGGCTGGGGTGGTTGAGAGGTTGCGATCAATTAGGACAACCACATGGGCAAAGGCTGAACGGCAAGCCCGACTGATTGCTCTGGTCTGGCACATCGCTCGCTTGGCGTAGGTAGGCCGCTTTGCCCACATCTCCTCATCATCGCCAAGGAACCCCTCGGCAGTTGCAATAACCTGGCCTGTGTCCATGCGCCGCACTTCACCAATACAACGCCAGCCATCCTCGACCCGCTCGACATCACGGGCAGAGGCCACGCATCCGTGGGCTACTGCGATTGATTGCCAGCCCTCAACCCGAACATAATCTTTCTGGCCGATTCGCTGGGCGGTGGCCTTGACGATTTCCCTGCAAGCCCCGGCAACATCAGTTGCCTGTCGGATATGGGCGGCAACGCCGTTGGTTCCGTTGCCGTGCTGAATGATTTGTGTTTCGCTCATTGTGTGTTCTGCTCCTTTATTTTTTGGTTTTGCCTTTCTATTTCTGCAAGAAACTCCTGTGCATTACGGGCAAAGATAAGCCTTCCAGTTATTTTAATCTGCGACCCAAAGTGCTTCCTCACCCAATAGTCATCAGCCTTATTCGCCATCATCTGATCCTCTAGGTCTTGCCGCCTCCAAGAGTTAGAATTTAGCTCGTTCCATGCCGCATCGTATTGGCTCATTGTTTTCCTTTCATGGTTTGGATAATTGGCTCTATCCACTTGGCGGTAATCTGATGGGCGGGAACTCGGAAAAGCAAGATGCCCTTTTCGGCTAGGCGATTATATTTCTCAATGTCCTTCATAAACCCGCTTGGCCTTGTATGCCTTCCCTGAACCCAGATTGCGCCCTCGATTTCAACGGCAACACCATTGGCAAAATAATCCACCCGCCATCTTCTTGTCGGCTCGAAGCGGTATTCCTTTTGAAGTTCTGGCCCACCCAGAACCCGCCAAAGAAACTCAAACTTATTTAGTTTCGCATTTGCCATTGGGTCATCCTGTTAGGCTTGCTTAATTCCTTTTGATCATCAGCCATCTTTTCCAGCCGATCCAACTCCTCTGCAACAAGCAGATAAAACTTGCGCCTCTCATAATCCTTTTGCTCGAAATATTTAAGAAGCTCCTTGCCCCCAAACCATATTGAGCAGATTAAAAAGATAAGGAGAAATTCAATCATAGGATTCTCCACTTATGCCAAGGCAAGGAGCAATGGCTGGGGTCAGTTACGAAAGGATAGCGGTCATCCTTCTTCATTACGAAGCCCTCCCAAACAAGCCCCCCACGATTATGAAAGTTCATCTCCTCCCAAATGGCCTTTAGCTTTTTGTGGTTAAGCCGGGGCATCCGTAGCAAGGTGTTTTGTTTTAGCTCAAAGGTTGCTGGCTCGATCTCCTCAAACTCCTTGACCCGCTGGGCGTAGGGTTTGGGATTGTCGGGGTCGAAGGCATCAATAACAATAATGGTTCCAATTCCCCGCTTCTCCCGCATCCCCATAATTTCGCAATCAATAAAGCGAGATTTGATCCCGGCAGTTGCCAGCCGCTTGAACATCAGCGGGGCGTTGGATGCGATCTTGCCGTGGCGGTTATAGGCCAAGCCTTCTTTCTGATCGAACCAACCCCTCCATCCATTTGCCTTCGGTTCGATTGCCCACTCGTTATAAGTCTCCGACCAAGGGGCATCAGCGGCTCCGACTGGTCTTGCGGGGTAATAGGATTTCACTTTAAGATTTTTAGTTTGGCAGTCTAGGGATGTAAAGTTTTTTCTGCCTCTGCCCTAGCGAAGTGCCAAGCGTAAGTGCCGATATAAACCGAGGGCTTTGTTGCCACCACATTAAACTCTCGGTCGGCGCAGGCCAAAGCATCTTCTTCCGTCATGCCTTCACGCATAAACTGATCGACTAGGAGTTGGTATTGTTCGCTCATTTGCTTAACCAGATTTCTAGCCAATCCCCAAGGGAAAGGCCAACGAGGATTCCGACCATCACGGCTATGTAGATTTTGAATGCTTGTTTCACGCTAGGATTTCCTTTCTTGGTTGGTTAAAAAGTTGCGAAACCAGCGGCAACCCGCTTATAGTCTTTATTTTTTGGATCAAGACCACGGCGAAATAGCTCGGCTTCCATTTCTGGAATGCCTCGTTGCTCGATCATGCGCTGTTTGTAGGCCGCAACTTCTGCGTAAGGCCGCCACTCGGTGCGATAGCTTTGCCCAAACTGATTTTTGGGATTTATTGACATAAAAACCTCTCGCCATGCGTGATTCCTTGCGGAATAAAGCGCATCATTTGATACAAGTTGGAGAGGAATTTTTTCCCCATCAATATTTAGGCAGGGGACTTGTTCGGTTGTGGTTCCTGTATTCATCATGGAACCAGTTTAAGATATCTTAAACCTTTGTAAAGCTTTTTCTTCAGTTATTTCTCTTTGACTATCAACGACTTACGCCTTCCCGCTGATTTTGTAGTGGGTGATTGCTGAAATTCTTCGCCCAGAGCCATCGAAAACCCGGAAGTCTTTTTTGAGCAGAACTCCAGCGCGAGCCATTTGATTTAGAACTTTATTTCTCTGGCCTCCGCAGTTGCCAGCAAAGCCCATTCGCCTCAAAGCCTCTTCCGATCTTACCCATCCCGGCGGAACTTCGTCTTGTTGTTTTTCTAAAAATGATTGAAGGGTCTTTGCCCATTCACCCGTGAACTTTTTCTTGCTCCAACCCTTGCTGGTTTTCAAAGAGGAAACCTCCATTCGCCTTGGCTCGTTGGGGAAAGAACATTCACGATGCAATCCTTATCATTGTATTCTCCCCAAGCGATACCGTGTTGCCAAGCAAGGGTTGAGCGGTTGCGCCTTGCGTATCCCATCGCATCCACATTGGCAAGGCATCCAATAGACCAGCCCACGGGCGCACCAAGGCTTCGGCCAGCCGCCCGATCCACGCGATGAAGATGCCCAAAGACGCAAGACTTACGAAGCATCTCGGCATGGTCGCGGGTCGCCATCTGGTTGAACATGAACCCGTGGCCGAACAATGTCCCTCCAAACTCCCTCCAGCCTTTGCCAATATCATACTGCACGATTTCGCAACGGAGGTCTTTGCAAGTCTGATGGATGTCGGCTAGGCAACTGGTCGCACAATGGGCAAGGATTGCGTTGGGGGAATACTGATGCTCATAGGCTCGAAATTCGTGGTTCCCAATAAAAAATA